GTCGATGATCTTGTTATCACCCAATCAAATGGGTTCGATGTCTGGGGTGAACCGCTATCCGGTACGACAATTGAGATTAAAGGCTATGTGGTATGGAAGACTCAGCTTATGAGGAACTTGGCCGGTGAGGAAGTCACCTCAACCATTATGCTCTACATCAACAAACGGCGACTCGATGCCCTGTTGGGCAGGGTTCTCTCACATGAGGAGAGAATCGAGTCAATAAATGGGGTGAGTATTGATCAGTCAATCATTGCGATCCATGTGCCGAAAGCGTTTTCAAATCCACATTATGAGGTATTTCTGAACGTGGCGAGTAAGACATGAGTAACCAGGGCGGATTCAGCTTGGATTTTTCGGACTTCGAGAAGGGGTTTAATCATCTCGTTAAGAACGCTGTACCCCCAGATGCTGAAAAGGGATTATTTGAGGCTGCTGCCGAAATGTTACGAGATGCAAAAGAGGAAGTGCCAAAGGCTCCATTTAAAGAAGGACATTTATGGGGATCGACCGCAGATACTATCAAAACAAAGATTACACATAATGAAATCTCAGTAGAGTGTGGATTCAATATCGAATATGCTGCCAAACTACATGAGATGCCGAAAGAGGCAGGCGATAAAATAAGCTGGAGCCTTCCTGGGTCTGGCCCGAAATATCTAGAGACAAAGATGGTAAGAAACAAACAGAAGTATATGGAAGTTGTCGCCGAATCAATAAGGGGAGGCTGAGATGCTTCAGGAAATAGCAACGCTCATTTGTGCGCAGACCGGCCTCGTATTGGGGACGAACCTCTACGCCGGACATTGGCCCCAGGATAAGCCCGATCAATGCGTTATGGTTGGGGAGTCTGGTGGTGGTGAGCCTAATTTCTACTGTCCAGATATGGCTAATCTCAACATCCAGATATTGAATCGGTCAAAAACTTATTTTACGGGGCGCTCAGACGCCTACAGTGTTTATTGGGCGATGCACGGATCGGCCGGATGGAATATGCCGAGGCTCGACGGCTTATCAGGTGAGGATTATTTAGCCTGGGCTGTTGAGGCGATATCGCTTCCGGCAAGTCTTGGCCAGGATTCAAATGGACGGTTTCTATTTTCGACAAATTATATTTTCAGGATGGAAGAGGCCAGTTGTGGCCTTTAACATAAATTTATTTTAGGAGGCTTAAATGCCCGCATTACCAATTAAGGACGGAGGTCCTTGCGAAATTGTTTTAGGGTACGGTGAAAGCGGCGCGATCGATCTCGGGCCGTTTCTCGGGGCGACAAGTTACAAGGGCGAAACAGGTGTGACAAAGATTCTTGAGGAACGCTATGGTGACGCCGCCGTTGACGGGTTTATGATCGGGACGGTTGCCACTCTCGAACTCCAGATGACTCGCTCTACCTATGAGCAGTTGAACGAAGTTTTGAATGCTGCGTACATAACCGGACAAGTGTTTCGCCTACGGAACCAACTCGGGTGTGGGATGTACGCGGACGCGAGACAGATCGTGATCAAACCGATTTGTGACAATGCGGTTTCAACCGACCCGGCTGAATGGACGCACATTTATCATGCGTTCCCGCTTCCCGGTTGGGATCTGGCTTGGAGTAAGTCTGACCAACGCATTTTCCCGATCAAATTCGAGATTTTCGTTTCTCAGGAAAGCGGTTGGACAGGCGACTTTGGAACACTCGGAATGGAGAGCGGATCGACTGAGTACGGTATTTAACGGAGGACGTTATGCCGCGCCTAACGATTGATACGAAAAGCACCAAGTCTCTCTATGAGCCGGTCGAAATTGAGATTAATGGCAAGGTATTTAAGGTCATAAACATTGACAGAGATGTGCTGAAAAAGATTGAGGAATACGATATCGAGACAGCAAAGGGGAATTTTGATGCGGCCTATCAACGCCTTGAACTCCTCATTGGAAAACACCCGTTCATAAGCAAACTCCGTCTTGAAGAGCTGATTGAGATTACAGAATTTGTGACCATGAATATTTTCAGGCCGTCGAAGAAAGAAAAAAACTCGCCAGGGCCAGGGGAAGAGAAATTGCAGCCATAGCAGCTGAATTCCCTGGCCTGTTTTCTTTCGCTGATTTCATGGAGATGGACATAAGGGACTTCTCTATATGGCATCGTGAAGCCTATATCAAAGGCCTGAGAAGGAAAGTAGAGGCGTATTCCGCGAGCCTTTTGCCGCATCTGGAACAGGGGGCGATGAAGTCTCAATATGATGCGGTAAGTTGGCAATTATACAGCATGGAAAACGAGGAAACCGTTAACAGTATTGAGGAATCAGCGAAGAAACGATTGGATAAGATGCGTGAGAAAAGAAAATTGAGAGGTAAATAAAATGGCAACCGGAGGAGTTTTTACAGCAGGGTCTATTGTTGCCAAACTCTTGCTTGATAAAACAGGCTGGAATCAATCTGTGGCAAAGGTTAATGAAGACGTTATTAAAATGCAGAATTTCGCCAAGAAGAATGGCGCAGCCATGACCTCGATGGGCCGACAGATGGTAAAGGCCGGGACAGTAATTGTCGGTGCTATGGGGGGAGCGCTGAAGGCATATTCAGACTTTAATAAATCCATGACGGAATCGACAGCCATCATGGGTGATGTATCTGACGCCATGAAAAAAAAGATGGGTGACGCCGCAATTCAGATGTCTGGAAAATCGACATTCGCCGCCAAAAATTTAGCCGCCTCTTATTTCTATCTCGCCTCTGCCGGGATGGATGCCGAACAATCTATCGCTGCCCTGCCAGTTGTGACGAAATTCGCACAGGCCGGAGCGTTCAACCTTCAGCGGGCGACCGACCTCTTGACGGATGCACAGACAGCACTTGGATTGTCCTCGAAGAATGCAATGGTCAACCAGCAGAATCTTATCCGCGTTTCAGACGTGCTTGTGAAAGCCAACACCCTGGCGAATGCCTCAGTTGAACAATTCTCTGAAAGTTTGACGAATAAAGCCGCCGCTGCCCTGGTAAATGTCAATAAAGAAATGGAGGAAGGAGTCGCCGTTCTTGCCGCCTATGCGGACAAGGGCGTGAAGGGAGATATCGCTGGACAACGATTGACCATGATGCTGAACGGCCTGGAGGATGCGTCAAGGAATAACAAGGCAGAATGGGATGCAATGGGAATATCCCTCTTTGATACGGAAGGGGGGATGAGGAGTATTGCTGATATTGTCGGTGATCTGGAAGTCGCACTCGGTGATATGTCAGTTGAGGAGAGACAAGCAACAATTGCCAAGATGGGCTTTAATCTGAAAACAAAAGATTCCATTCTGACATTGATGGGATCATCTGAGAAAATCCGCCAGTGGACAGAGGACTTAAAAAAGGCCGGAGGTATTACAGAAGAGGTTGCAAGTAAGCAATTAGAGTCCTTTGATTCCCAAATGAAACTCCTGAAAAATAACATTACAAATACAGGGATAGCGATTGGAGAAAACCTAGTCCCGGCAGTCAGGGCGCTCGCTGGATTCATCAGTAATTTGGTTACTAAATTTCAGGGAATGTCAAAGTTCGCCACCATCACGATTGCGGCAATAGGTTTATTGACGCTCGGTTTTGGCGGGTTGCTTATGGTTGCGGGAAGTTTAGCAAGAGCGCTCTCTGCATTGCCAGCTAAATTTACCGCCATGCTCGGCCCGGCAGGATTGATTGCCGCAACTTTGGTGGGGATAGTAATAGCGATTGATAAGGTTATCCGAAGCGCAAAGAACCTGAGAGACTTGAAACTGGGGATTGCCGACTTGGAGGCCGGACGCGACGGTAAGTTTACACAGGATTTTCTCAAATCCATCGAGCTAATCGAAGGCGCCGTCTTGGGCTTCAAGAACCGCCTACGTCTGCACGGCAATGACGTAAACAAGGTCTATAAAGAGATCCTTAAGGGGCATGGAAAACTCAATAAAGAAATGCGTGAAGTTTATATTGCCCTCACAGAGGCAGCCGAAGATCGCCTAAAAAAAGAACAAGACATCGAAAGGCAATTACTCATCATTGACGAAAACCATATAAGACATACCAAGGAAAAGGTAATTGCTACGGAAGGATATGGCGATGCACTTGAAGAACTAAGGAAGCTTTCCGCTACCATGACCGATGAGATAAAGAAGGCAACTCTCGGCGAATATGAGTATTCAAAGTGGGCGCTTGAGCAGAAGTTGGCTGAACGGATAACGACAATTGGGGCCGAAGTTGTCGGCGAGAAAGATAAAAATGAAGCCATCGCCCTGGCCCGGAAATCCCACGATCAAGAGATGCTTGCCCTGAATAAAACCGAAGCCGAAAATCAGAAAGAACTGACCATGAAATTTGCTGAATACTGGCGAGACTATTGGGCCAAACAGCGCGAATCAATGAAGGCGCACCAGGCAGAAAAAGCGGAAGTGAATGCTGCTCTTTCCATGATGGAACTCAGGGCAGCACAGAATGAAAGTGCCAAGCTTGATGAGCAATATAGGAAGAACAGGGCATTGGTATTTAATAAGAAGAAGCTGGACAAGGCTTATCTGGCATCAAAGAAAGAATATTCGGATGCAATATTAGAGATGGAGCTCATCCGGCTTGAAACGGAATATCAGGCGGAGCTTGCCACGACGACAAACAAGGGATTATTAGATGATCTTTATTTTCTGAAAAAGAAAGAGTTATCCGATGCGGCATTGGCTGAAGAAC